AAGACAATATCAAGAGGATTAATCCGTCTTACGACAGGCCCTATATAACCAGTCTGGGTTTTGCCGCCGTCTTGTTCAACTCTACCATCTCTCCACTCAACCGTCCCAAAGCAATTGCCGAAGTCGATGTAGTCAAGTATAAGTTTATCCACTTCATGTTTGAAAGAGGATTGTGAAATAACCCAGGCCATGTAATTGGTGATTGCATCTCGTTTGTCAACTGAGTTAGCATCCTGTTCATTAGCTTCCCAGATCAACCACTTACGTTGAGGGAATAGAGTTGCTGTATAATTAGAATAAAGATTATCTCTTATCTGACATAGCTTAGGAACAGTAGTCTTATTCTTCCAAGGTAATTGATTATTGGTAGTCTGGGTAGTATCAGTAGCATAAACATATCTACGTATTTCTTCCCAATCTGTCTTAGCTACATTACGTAAAGTATCCCATTGAATAAATCTTTCTGTAAGCCTAGTCGCTAACATGTCAGGAGATAGTATATTCTCTAATTCTAAAACTTTACCGGTCAATTAACGCCACCAAATTTACTATTATATGAAAATCCACTGCTAGCGACTTTCTGTATTGTGAATATATTTAAAGGTTGTATTGCATAGTCTACTGCAGAAGCTAAGGCATCCTTAACATCATCATGAGCAGGATTAGCAAAAAGTAGTTCTTCCTCTAAGACTTGGCAATTACCAGAAGGGTAATGCCAGATTTGCTTATTAGCATACTTAGGTTCTAAAGCAGCCATTATACGTTCTTCTTTTGCGCCTAACCATCTCGTAGGTCTAAACTCCTCTACAGACAAAGATAACCCAAGAGGTCTAATATAATTGATCTGTAAATCTTTTACGATTGTCTGTTGGGCAGCAGTTACTTCAGTTCTTATCTTTCTAAAGCCCCACTTTTCGAATAGCTTTAATATATGTTGAAAATATTCAGATATTTTATCGGTTCTAAACCTGTCGATTTCGAGAATATAGTAATTCCCACGACCATCGACACCAAGAACAACAATACATGAATAATCTGATTTCTTATTGACTGTAAATGCAAAGTCAACAGCAGCAACTACGTTGAGCCGCTCTCCTTTGAAATACCATCTTCCGTCTTTTCTGGAGAGGAATCCCGGTTCATAATACTGAAATAGATCTCGTTTGAAGACGGAGGAATCCGAATCATGTGGGTCATTGTAGTATTGGGCTCTGAAGTGTATTTTATTAAGATATTGTGCACGTTTTTTAGCGAGAATGTCTTGGTCGAACCCGAACCATTTACCGTCTCCTCGCTGTTGTTTAGGCCAGAGGAATTGACCGGATCCGTCTCCGACGGATTCAACGGCTTCTTCCATCTTTTCAAATAGTGGTTCAGTATTTGTTTTATTTCCGAATTCATCATATTCCTCAATTTCCATTTGCATTATATCTGCATACAAATCTTTAGGATGATATCTAGTTCCTACGATCCATTCTCTAGCATTTATTGCAGTTTCAACTGAAGATAAATAAGAATACTGATCTCTTACCTTTGATCGTCCTTCTTCCGTGTATGCGTTCGTGTGTACCACAACATCATCGAGCACAGCAATATCACAGTGTAAACCAACAATGTTGGAAGTAAGGCCTGCAGTAAAGATAGATGGGTCACGTATAGATTCCTCTTTACGTTTAGGATGATCTACCGAAACTTCCCTCTCGGTCCATTTCTCTCTCTTAGCTTCATCTCTATTGATCATTTCTGGCCAATAGATTCTATAAGTATCTGAAGTAAGAATATCCTTAATAAATTTAAGCTGTTTAACAGCTAGATTAGATGTGCTGGAGATATATAAGATCTTAAGAGTAGGATCTTTAGTAAGTTCCCAAGCTACACGAAGTGCTATTAAAGCAGACTTCATATGATCTCTGGGAAGGAGAACAAGCTGATGGGACTTAGCCTCTTGTCTAGTCCACCATTGAATTACTTCTCGATGAATATTTCCTAAGACACGCTTAGGTTGAACAAGATTAATAAACTCTACTAAATCAGCTTCTGCTAATTCTTTACGCTTAAGACGTTCCTCAGATAAACCTTTCTTAGGACGCCCTCTAGATTTCTTCTCTGTTATGGAACTGTTGTTAATGTTGATCCATCCGTCATCTTGATTCCAAGATTTCCAGTTTTCGTCCCACTTCTACCTCCCCCAAAACCTCCACTATAATCGCCGAAGAAGATCGGAGAACCGTTAATACCTGTAGGATCAATAAAATTATCAGCTATAAAAGCATTTCCATTTAACCAAGTATTATCTATGATAATAGGATAGTTAACTGCGTTACCGCCAGTACCACTGACAACTAAAGTATTGTTAGAAACTACTTCGGCGGAACAATAACCCGTAGCTCCGAATTGCCCTCCAGCAGAGAATATGCTTAAACCTTGAGTACGCGCAGTAGCATCATTCAAACTCTGTACACAAGTGTTATAGGAGAAAGTAAAACTATCGAAGACATGATTTGAATCTATGATTGTTTGGATCCAATCTCCATGTGCTCCAAGAGCAAAACCTAAACCTGCATTATCAATTAGATTGTATTTAATAATTGAAGTACAATTTCCATTAGGCGAAGCACCTAGAACTATAGATTCATAAAAACTATTCTTTACCCAGTTATATGTTATCGTTGAAGTATTGTAGGCATTCGATTCTATTAAACCTTGTCCACTTGGAACATAATCTAAACCATTGCCATCAATCACATTCTTTGTAATGGTAACTCCATTACAAGCATTGTCTATTGAAATAGGTTGTCTACCATTAGTTCCAACTCCAAACTTACAGTTCTGGATTGTAGCATTGGCAACACCTACTAGAAGAACAGTAAACCCTCCGTGAAGAGAGAAATCCCATCCATCGATAACTATGTTGTCTGTTCCACCGAATGTTATTACATGGTTTCCAGAATTATATGATCCTCCTAAAGCAACTAATCCAGCCGCAAGAGAACTGGGAACAGGATCCCTTAAAGACTGTCCACTTGGGTAGCCCGTAGCATAATTCACACCGGCAACTCTCCAAGAGGGAATAGTTGTATACCCACTTAACAAAGAAGAATGTTGAGCAGAACCTGCTGGAGCATTTGTAAATCCATCGTTAGGATCACCACTGCCAGATCTAACTAAAAGAAAACAACCTGCCATTTTAATTACCTATATGAAACTGTGATGTCGGGAGCGACTGTACCTGTAGTAACTAAAGTTAATCCTGTTGCAAAAGCAACGTCATATGTATATGTTTCTTGTCCTGCTAATGTATTGATAATTGCGATAACAGTTCCAGAGCCTGCTGTATTGTCATAGACAGTTGTGGTAGATGCCACAGTACCTAAAGCATTGATTGTAATTGTATGTAAGACACCTGCACCAGACTTAGCGGTAGTAGTTGTTGCTGTTGAAATATGTGTAAAAGAATAACCGACTGGTAATGCTGTGACATAATCACTGGCCATGACAACGGGAACAGATGCTGATTTGGTCGTTTGCCCTAGAGTAACAACACCTGCACTATCTGAAGCTAAAGTAACTCTAGGAGTTCCTGCAGCGGTAGCTCCTGCACCTGCAGTAACTGCGGTACCCGCCAACTGCAGATTAACAGGTTGACTAACTGCAGAACCATCTACTTTCCAAGCAGTAGTATTCGCAGTATTGCCTGGTTGTACAGTCCAGGTTCCCGATTGAGTAGCAGCTAATGTAGAGTTAGTAACATTGACTGCAAGTCCTGTAGTAGAACTGACAGCAGCAACTCCTGCATTAGTAGAAGGGTCGCCTAAGACAACAACCTGTCTATGTTCAGAATTTGTTGCTTCTGTCCGTGTATCTATTTTCTTTCCAGAGCCATCTGTGGCTACTTGGATAAATGTATCTGCCATGTTAATCCTTTATTAAAAATGTAATGCAAGTAAGCCAAATGGAGCATCTTCAGTTGGAGTTGTTCCTCCTGAAGTAGGTATTACGTTATAGGAACCATTAACTGCATATGTACCTGTGTAGGTGGTTCCGTCCACTACAGTTACATTAAATCTGCCGTCTGCTGAATATAAACTCATCTATGATGCCGTTGTTGATATTTCTATTTTAGTTACCGGGCCAGAACCAGTTTGTGTCCCATACCCCGTTTTATTTGTGGTTGCTGCATC